AGAGGTTAGCATCAATACGTTCAGCAATCTTTTCTTCTGCCATCTCCAGTGTGATGTAGAGGACATTATATCCAATAGAAAGACATGCTGCTGCCATATGACACATGAATAGTGACTTACCAACACCAGTTCCAGCAAGAGCAACGTTGAGTGTCTTGTTAGGAATACCACCCTTGGTGATTAGATTCAGCTTATCAATGTCAAAGGGAATCTTGTGCTCTTCAAGGTGATAATAGTCGTATCTTTCGTCTACATTCTGAACGTAGTCGTGTCCGATGTGTTCATCAAACGATACTGCGAGAGCCTGTTGTAGGATACTTGGGATCGCATCCTTTGATACTTCCTGTTCACCCGATCCCTCTGCGATTTTGATAGATTCGAGGAGGGCATTGTATACTGCCCTCTCCTGACACCATTTCTCCGTCGCATCGACCAACCACTTCGTCTCAATAAACTCTGTACCAAGCGAGTTAACATACGATACAGTTTGCGTGTAAATTTCTTCAGTAAGATCATTACGTTGAGTTAGATTAATGATTAAGATTTCTTTGGTCGGATACTTGTCATACTTATTAGAAAAATCTTGAATCTCTTCAAATAAAACTCGCTCCGTTTGATCCTGAAAGTAGTCTCCTTTGACAAAAGGGACTACCTTCCGAAAGTATTCTTCATTACAAAGCAGGTTTCTTAATATAGAGTGTTCAAGCTTCTCCGTCATCGTCTGCTCCATACAAGAATGTCTTCTGCGCCTGTTTATCTAGTTTGGCAAGAACTTCGGGTGTGAAATACTGATCAGGGTCTTTCAAAATCTGTTTGGCATAGACTTTCTTGCCATCCATTTCGTATCGACCAGCAACATTCTTCCACAAACCTCCTGCCTCACCAAGCTCAAGCAACCCATAATATTTCTCAAGTCCACGCTCGTCAAAGAACAGTCTTGTTTCAATCTTGGAACCTTCTCTTGTCAGACGAGACTTTTTAGCCTCGCATTTGATAATGTTTCCGACGAGAGTCGTTCCATCTTTCTCCTTTTTCTTTCCGAGATAAACGATTGTAGAGGCGGAATATTTGAGACCACTACCTCCTCCCATTTCTTTTGTAGGGACGTAAGAACCGATGACATCATAGGTGTGATTAGTAACTAGCATAGGTATGTTAGCCTTGCCAAGTTTCAATGTAAGAATCCTGAAACAAGACTTAATCAATTGTGATTTTGTCATGTCACGAACTTGCTTGTCGTCCGTGGCGTCTTGCACTTCTTTGTTGGTGGCTAGCATACCAAGAGAGTCTAGCACAAACATGAGAGGTTTGCGTTCCTCTTTAGGAGTTTCCATATATTTGTCGATGATCCTGACTGCCTGGGTCCTGAACTCCTCCACTGTATTGACAGGGAAAATTACCATACGCTTGGAGTCAATACCACGACTCTCAATCATCTGCTTACTAATGGCAGACTCGGTTTCAAAATAAAGGACGCCAGCATCAGGATCAAGATCAAGGAAATTACGAACGACAGAAAGGCAAAAGAAAGTCTTTCCAGTCCCCGATTCTCCTGCAAGAGCAGTGATCTTATTGGAGGGAATACCTCCAAAAATGCTGCCACTAACCAGGGCATTAAAGATATAACTTCCAGTATCAACAAAAGTTTCAACGTCACCAGCAGCAATGCCATCAGATGCACGAGAAGCAAACTCATTCTTGGTGTCCTTGAGGATAGAAGATAAGAAGTCCATAATTATAAAAATGATAGTAGTGAAATAGTTTTCTCGGAGTCCCAGCCAATACAGTTTAGCACATTCTTGAGAGGTTCATAGAATGATTTCTCAAACTGCATCTTGTGATCGATATATCTTTCGATATTGAACTCTGTGGGTATTCTACCCATAAAGGAGATAGTATTCTCCATGATTGGATTGGGAGTTCTCAAATATAAGAACTTAATCTTCTCGCCCTCTTGTATCAACGCATGTTTGTTTTGAATCTTGTACTTTCTCACGTAAAAATTGTACAACAGAGCACCCCTAACGTGAATAGGTGTACCTTTAGAATAGATATCAGTTCTTGACTGATACTTGGAGAGATTATTACAACCACGAGGGAACGCAATGTCCTGATACTCTTGGTTTTTTGTCTCTTCTCTTACTTCATCAATGAATTTAATCACATCATCATTGTCACCATTAATAATGATGGTGTAAGCTTTCTTGAGTTTGTCTCGGAAGAACGCAGGGGTAGATGAACGTGCCGTTTCCATACCACAGATCTTCATCTTTGGTTCATTGTAACGAACACCCTCACTGTCCCAGACGTTGAGGATATATCGTTTCTTGGCGGTCCAGATGCCCTTGGAAGCGATGTTCTCCCGCTTCATCTTCATCTTCTGCGCGTATGCCCGAACATAAGTGGAGAGTTCTTGGTAAGAACTTTCAATAAACTTCTCAAATTCCACCTCACACACCTTGTTAAGGAACCCAACAATGACTTCATCATTTGCCTCTCGTCCCTTGAATACCTCCTGCACCAAAGGACCGAGGTTAAGATACATAGAATCGGTGTCGCAAGCAATAACGTAATCAATGTCATTTGTCTTCAGAATATTGTTCAAGTATGCATTGGTCTTGTCACTAATCCATCGGATAGACAACTGACCTGATAGTGTGATTGCTTCAGCAATCTCCAATCGAAAGTATCGAAAGTGTTCGTTACCAATGGCACCATAAGCAGAGTTGAGTTGGATCTTCCTTGCCATCTGAATGTTGTTACAGCGAGAGATTTCTTTCTGTAATGCGACAGTAGGTGTCTTCTCATACTGCTGCTTGGCAGCGAGCATCTTTTTCTTGTAGATGGTTCGTTCCTGATAGATCTTCTCCATCAGCTTGGGCAAGAAACCCTGGTTTGTCGTGTCGTAATAGGTGCCGTTAGGACACACTGTGACCCCCTCCAAGGAGCTTGTGTCTATTTCTTTAGCAAGTAGTCTCTCGACGTTTGCACTGGGGTGACGGGTGGGTAGCAGCGTCTCTGGCGAGAGATTGTACTGCATAATGAGGTGAGGGTATAGGGAGTTGAGGTCAAAAGAGACAACCCAGTCATAGATCCCTGGAATAGGTTCTTTAACATACGCTCCAGCATACTTCGCATCTTTTTGTGATTTACGTTTAGGTGGGATAGCAATCTTCTGACGTGCAAGATACACATAGATGATGTTATCCCACATACGGACCTGTGAATACACATCCTCAAAATTTACCTTGGCATCATACGCCATGGTGACAGCTAGTTCTAGCAGTTTCATCTTGTCATCCAACCTGTCAACCAGGCGAACGTCAATGATGTTATATTCTACAAACTTCTGCCAGTCTTTAGTATAGAACTCTTTAAAAGTATCATACTCACTGTGGTCAAGTTTCTTCTGACCTAGTTCTACGAATGCAATATGATCTAGACGATAAGATTCTTGGTTGGTGTAAGTAAACTTACGATACAACTCAAGATAGTCTAGTGTTGCTACACCAGTGATGTCATAAGCAAGTTGTTCTCTACCCTTGATAAAGATCCTACGTGGATAGATGTTCTTCCAAGGCGAGAGAAGCTTTGCTTCTTTCTCACCAAGGATACGCTCTATGCGGCGGATGATATACGGCATATCGAACAGTTGTACGTTCCATCCAGTGATCACGTCAGGGCAGTTTGCCTGCCAATCGTGGAGGAATCCTTTCAACAAACCTTCCTCGGTCTGGAACTGTAGGTATTGCACGTCCTTCTCTGTATTCATGAAGGGACGTGAACCATACACTGTGATCTTGCCCGTTGTAGAGTCTTTAATGCTGATCAGAAGGATCTCCTGGTCAGCTGACTCGATGTCAGGGAAACCATTCTCGGCACCCGTCTCAATATCAAGAGTGAAGATACGAATCTGATTCATATCAAACTTCATGTCCTCATCAGGGTACGTCTCAAAGATGTACTGATTAAGAAAACGAGTCTGACCACAGATTTCATAGTCTTCTAGGTCTCGGTGTGCTTCCATAAAGGATTTTGCATCCCCGATAGAACCCTGTTGGACAGGGCGCACACTTCGACCATCAAGTGTTTTCCATTCTTCCTTAACTCTAGAAGGAAGAAACAGTGTAGGATTAAACTTGACACGATCTTCAAAAGGCAGACCGTGATCGTACCCACGGACTAGGATCGTATTGCCTGTTTGCTCAACACTGGTGTAAAACTTCATTCAGATTTGATTTCGTAAAAAAGCGATGCGGTTTTGCTATCAGGTTCAGCAATCAAAGTGATGTCTGAAGACCTGACCGCCAACTCACGGTCATCGGAAAAAGGTGGGAAGGTGGTGAGACCATCTTCCGTTACCTCACAGGGGTATTTTAGCACACAATCGGGATCCCCGAACTCAACACCAGGAATCTCTTCAACTTCGCTGACTATCCAGCGACTCTCAAACCGCAGGAGCTTCAGCATCAGTTACCTCCTCAACTACTGGAACAAATCCAGTTTCAGCAGCTGCTGCTTCCACTTGTGCTTGCTCTTGTTCTACTGCTTGTGCTACAGTTCTTGTATAAGCTTCTTCCAAACCAGGATCCACTGCACCAACACATGTTACGGAAGAGAATGGAATTTTAAATTGTGTATCAATAGAGAATGGAAGCCACTTATTGAATCGGACTTGCACTTCCTGACGCCCCGTTTCAGGACCCTGTTCTAGGTTCAAAGTGTAGGGTCGAATCATGATGAGACAAATGGGCTTGCCATCTTGCTCGTCTCCTTCACGTACTTCCTGCAGGTCACAAATAATACGTTCGTGTGTACCAGACAGGACTACGATTGCGTTTGCCATAATAGAAAAGTGTTGAACTGTTTTATTTTAACACAAAAAAAGAGGGGCGTCAACTGGATTGTGCCAGTTGCCCCTCTGCGGCGACGATATGTCTTTATTTAGTAATAAGATATTCCTTTTCATTTTGGTATGGATGAGTTTGTCCAGACCAAAGCTTATATCCTTGTATCATTTCAGGTATCAACCACTGATCCACTCGATAACAATACTGCCAGTTGACTGGTTGGACGCAATTTACTACCGCAACATTCCAGAAGGCTACCAAGTGAATAATTAATGATTTCATTCTAACAATAACTCTTTATCACCACCAATATTATAGACAGTTCTTCTTTGATGTTCGGGTAGAATTTTTTCTAGCGAAACAGAAAGCAAACCATCTTCAAAAACTACATCTACAACTCTAACATCATCACCTAGTTGCCAGGTATTGGTAAAGGATCTTTTAGACAATCCTTTGTGTAAGTATTCTGGTTCAGTATCTCTTTTCTTATTGATGCTGGCAACTTTGAGAATGTTAGATTCTGTAGATACCTCAATCTCTTCTTTTTTAAAACCTGCAAGAGCAATTTCGATTTCGTAATTACTAGTGTCATGCTTGATTAAATTGTACGGGGGGTAGTTAGTATTGTGTGCAGTCATACTATCTAGGCGATGAAAGATATCATCGAGCCCGACAAAGTGTGGGGAATAGACATCCCAAGCGTACTTGTTCATGAGTAACTCCTGTATTAGCGAGTGTTTTTGTGTGGACCCCGAAGGCATCCATAAGTATATATTAACACTAGCAATAAAAAACGGGGTGTTGAACCCCGTTATTTTTTATTCGGTTTACACTTCAGTTTTCTTGCGACCAATATTATATTTTGACTCTAGGATCCAGTCATCTTTATCCTTAAAAGACAACACTTTAATTTGATTGAGAGGAGCAATATCTTCAATGCGTTCTGCTTCAACTACAGATACGAGACCCCAGTCTGATAACAGTTGAGTGATACGATTTCTTCGTTGAACATCATTAAGAGTAAAGTTTGTTTTTTTGCCATCCAAAGCAAACAACTCTTTAAAATGAACGAT